ATTTATGCCTTTGGGATCGCGTACCCATTTGATTGTGAGTTCAGTTGCTCCACCGATTTTAGGTGTCTTGATGTTTAGGTATGTAGCAAACAATGCACCAGTGGTTGAGTTGGCATTTGGAATAACAGAGTAAAGGCCATCTACCTCTAATGTGGCCCACACCTCAGCTCGTAAAGACTGTGTGGGAATACGGCTGGATGCATCAGATTTGCGGCTAATGTATTGGCTCATGCTTTGATCCACTTTTCAGGGTTTCTAAACTTGGTTGGATTCCAAGTACGGCTTGCAAGAATTTGAAAGTGTAGGTGTGGGCCAGTGCTTCGGCCTGTGTTACCTGATGTGCCCAGCAACTGCCCCTGCCGGACACGTTGGCCGACTGCGACATTTACTCCATTAAGGTGGCAATAACCTGCCCACAGGCCCGCTGTGCCGTCCTCAAAGGCATCGTTATCTACAATGACATGGATGCCAAAGGCCCAGCCCCAGCCCTTTTTGTAGATGTGCTTGCCAGCGTGTACGACTACACCCGGCACAGCTGCTACAACTGGTGTGCCTATTACTGCGCGGTAATCAATGCCCTTGTGTACTCCGCCTGCTCTGTATTTAGCCCCATAAGGGAATGAAACTATGCCTGACTTAATCGGTTTCATCTACGTTGGCCCTGCCGTAATTGTCATACTCTGGGTTTAACCAGTTGATGGCAATGGGTAATGCTGATACAAGGCCTATTGTTAAGGCTGGATGAATGCCTAATGTGTCTGCGTTTACAAGTAACCAGCCAAGCACACCTGCTCCAAATACCTTAACAAAAGAGGCTATTGGACTATGTGCAAACCATGTCAGGAATGACATTACTTGCCTTTAGTTGCTTTAGGTGCTGGCTCTGGTTGTACTTCTATTTTGTCGGTAATTTCTTGACCGCATGGGCCACAAATAACTGTTGGCTCTGGGTCTACAATTTCAATTCCTATGCCGTTGTTTTCGCAACCCTCGGTGTGACAAGTGACGATGTATGTCATGTTCTTTCCTAACCTGATGCGCTTGCTGATGTCATTTGAATAGCGTTCCAAAATACCGCACCTGTTGCTGTAACCGCTGTGGTCGCTGTTCCTGTAATTGTGAAACTTGATGAAGTTATCGACAAAGCTCTGTAAGTTGAAGCGATTAAACTACCAGACGCGCTAAAATTCGTTAAAGTAATAATTGGCGTAGATACTGTAAATCTACTAGCAGGAAAAGTCACCGTAATTGATGCGCTGTTTGATGCTGTGAAAACTGGCGCTGCTGAACCTACTGCTTGAGCATAAGGTACTGGACGGCTCACACCTGAAACGCGATTGACAATCTGGTTTGGGTAAGTAGCGACGTTACCAAAACGGGCGTCTACATCATCAGCCAATGTTTGAATAGCAGTCGCGCCATCCTTAACATAATCAGTGCTAGTTGGATAATCAAACCCAAAGTTAGTAGTCGTGCCAGCCATTATAGATCCTGCCATTCTGTCGTACTTGGAGTATACCCTGCCCAAGTTGTGGTTGGTGGTATTTGATACCAGATGATTGAGTTATAAGTTTCCGAGTATGCCGAGCAAGTCAAAGACAGTTCAGCGGTGTATCGGGTCAGGTTCCATGTGTATCCCTCAACAAAGCCATCAAAGCTAGTTCCAAAGACTGCTGGCAATTCTGTTGTGCTTACCCTTAGGCCGTTGTAGACGGCGGCTAGGGCATCCCTTGTGGCATCGCTGACAGTTGGTGAGTGTAGTGGGATCGTCAGCTGCTCTGGATACATTCTTGGGTAAGCGCGTGACTCAATAAAGTCGGTGGCCTGTGCCTCGGCATCTGCAAGATTATGCAATACGGTGTCGCGTGTGCCTGATAACTGGCCATAGAGAATGATTGACTGCTCATCTCTAGCCTCGGTTTGCCCTGCTCGGTAGGTCACGATTGCATCGTTTACGATCTCGCCCCATTGCGCTTGAGTTCGCAAGCCTTGGGCGAGTAGATCATCAGCGGTTAGGACTAGCGGTGTAGCGGTTGATCTGGCTAAGTAATCGTCATAATGCAAGTCACCATCTTGGCCCTCCCAAAGCACACCACGCCCAGAATTGGCTGCAATGGTTGTTAGTGAGTAGGCATCAGTTTCCCCATCGCTGTATGCCTCAAGTTCATATTGCCCCGGCACATCAACATTGGCGATTAAGTTATCAACTAAGGCAAGGCCAATGGCATCGTAAGAATCCCAAGTCACACCAATTGGCACACTTTCCCAAGTCAGGGTTGGTGCTACGTCATCCCATTCAGTCAAGAATGCTTCACTTAAGATGTTTAGGATTCGTGTGCCGTCATTTTCTTTGGCAAATCCAGCCGCACCGACTAAACGGCGGTTAAGCTGCGCCAGTGGCCCAACGGCTGTGATCGAGTAAACGGCAATTGAGCCATCTGACCCATAGGTATCAAGGCTTATGTCAATGTCTGAAATTGTGCCATAAAAGATTTCTTGTGTGCCTGTCGTACCTTTGTCAATGCTTACTGATACTGACTGACTTAGTGCCACATCCAATGGATCACTGGCATCAGTCCAAAGCCTAATTGATGCATAGCCCGGTTGCGGTTGATCCATGACATCATCACGACCCATACGGATTGAAATAGATGAGATTGTCTTATCTGCGTATGTAGTAGTGCCGCCAAAAGTAACCGTAGGGTACGGGTCGTAATCGGTCATAAGGTTAGCCCGGCAAGGTTAATAGCACCTGTACGGCGTGAGGAATCTTGTAATACTTTTTCAATGCTACGGCGTGCAGACTCACCATCAATGACACCATTCATGATTATGGTTGTACCTTGAGCATTGGTTGATCCGCCCTTAGAGCTGCCAACACTGCTATTGCTAAACAACTTGCCATAATCACCTAGACGAGTAAATGGATTCATAAAGTCGCGCAAGCCCTTAGGCACGCTGTCGTAAACCTTTTTGTATCGAGTAAATGCATTGGCAGTGGCATTAATACCATCAGCCACATTTTGCATAGCATCAGCAAGATTTTGAAGATTGTCATTGCCCTTGGTTGCATTGCCACCAGCTAGTGCGCCAAATAAAGTTCCAAAAGCATCAGCAACATCTGCAAGGGATTTGCCTAAGTTGTAAGCACCGCCCGGGCCACCGCCCAAGTCACGATCCAATTGCCTTACTTTGTTTGATAGTCCCTTGTTAGGATCATCGCCAGCAAAGCCCATTGCAACTAGGTTTACTTGTTCTAAGAATCGCTTCAAAATTGGAATTAGTTTTGCACCTAAATCCTCTTTGATCTCGTTAAAGCGCTCACTAAGGATTGCTAATTGGCCAGCGTATGTCTTTGTATTGGCTTGGGCTGATCCACCAAATAACTTTTGCAGTTCATCAGTTGCTGCGCCAAAATCCTTGGACTTAATGATGCTGGCATCCAATGGCACACCAAGTCTAGTTAATGCTCCCAGATTGCCGTTGTAGGCCTTAGATAGGGCAAGGCTGACACCCTCTAAATCCTTACCTGTGGCTGCTGAAATGTCTATTGCAAGGTTGTTAAGTTTCTGTGCTTGCGTAACATCTCCAGTCGCTCTGGCTAAGTTAGCCAGTGCCGGGCGCAACTTTGTATCAGCAATACCAAAAGAAAGTTGCTGTTTTTTGATGTAATCCTCTGTGCTGGCAATTTGTTCATCAGTTGCATTCGTTGTATTTTTTAAGGCTTGGGCAAGTTTCTTTTGGCTAAGCTCATCCTCAACTGCTGACTTGACTCCATCAACACCTAACTTGATTGCATACGCGCCAGCAGCTGCGCCAGCCACTGCAAATGATTTAGCCATTGCCTTTGAGTATTTGCCAATAGATGAACTAAATTTCTTTGTGCCGGTATCGGCCTTGTCCATACCAGCAAGGAATTTATTGACATCAGCAAGTAATGAAAGTTTGAGTGTGCGTGTATCGGCCATTATGAGTACCTTGCCCAACTGTCCATGACTTTGTTACAAGCCGCGAACCATCTCTTTTTAATTTCGGGTTGCATTGCCTTTAAGGTCGGGAAAATCCAATAACCAGTGTTGCCTCGACCCTCTCGGGCTGTTCGTGCTGGGAATCTGTAACCGCCATTAGGAAAAGCATTTAAGTTTCCGTAGGTATTGCGATCTCCACCAAATTCATTGCCAAACAATAATTGGCCAGCGTTAGCGCCACCAGATACTCGACCTCTACTGCCACCAACACGAACCGTTGGAACACGATCTCTTGAGGGTTTCACACTTGCTGCCACAATTGATGCTTGCCTTGGGTAGATTGGGTGGGCAAACCCAGCTTGTTGGATACCTTTAGCAGTCCATGAGCTGATTGCGTAAACCTCATTTTTTAATTCGTACTGGGCTTCTTTGTCCATTACGTTAAGTGCCTTTAGTAATCCGCGATAATCTGCAAGATCAGGTCTGACTGTAATTGTGGTTCTACTTTCAGCCATGACCATTCCTCTCTTGTATCAGCGTTACTGCTGTGCTTAAATCTGCGAGCGACCAATCCATCAGATCGCCTAAGGGTATGCCAGTTGATACTGCTATCCGCACCAGCAAATCCCTTAACTCTCTTTTGGGCTTTCCTCAACCACCTCAAAGCCCTCAAACTCATTGGTGACCCATGCTTGCTGGCTTGGCAATTTAGTATGCCCAGCAGCTTTGGCTGCCTTGTAAAGCATGCAAGTAATTACATCCAACGAGCCTTGGCTCATCTTTTCAGCTGCTTGGGTGACTGTGTATCCAAGATCTCGCTCGATCTCAATCCAAAGCCATGTTGATTCATCGCTCACTATGTAGTTGTTGCCCTGTTTTGTTTTAATGTCGTATTGCATAATGGTTGCCCTGTTCCTTTTCTTTAGGCTCGTGCGACTGTTCCATCCTCAACAACGAAGCTGAGAGATGTGGTTAGTACGTCAGTGGCCGCGCCACCGACTGTTGGAAATACTGGGAATACGTTGCCAGTGAATGTGTCACCATTGACATCGAAACTGAAAGCCAGCGATGTATCTGGTGCAGAGTTGGCTGCATCCCATAGTGCAGAAATGATGCCGGCGGATGCTGAATCATCAAGGTAAAGTTCCACATTTAATGTGGCGGTCTTGTCTACGGTCTTGTAGGCCCGACCTGATAGGACTTCAAGTACCTGCTGGTTGTTTTCGCGCTCTAGGGTAACGGTTGATGCCTGATCTGCGTATGACACCGAGTTGATGCTCAAGGTCAGATTCCGACCAGTTATGTATGTTGCTGGCATGACTTGCCTTTCTAGTTGGTTGTGACCATCTCTACAGAGAGCTGGCTGATTAGCATGTCGGCATTTCCGATTTGCTGGACTGTGGGTTGTGACCATCCACCCAAGAACGAGATGTTATTGGCTAGTAGATCGGTTACTGAAAAGATAAGGGTTTCCAAGTTTTTTAAGGCTGCTTGGTTGTCAGCTGCATTGACAATTACTGTGATGTCAAAACGCACATTACAACGAGCGCCACCTATGGCACTGACTGTGATGTAAGGCGATCCCGGCACAAGCACAATGGCTGGTGGTGTGATGTTCTCATTTGGGTATGAGTAAACAACCCGACCAGCAGCTGCGAGAGTTCCGGCAAGGGTTGATCGGTATGTTGCTAGATCAGCCAAGGTAGCCCCGGGTATCTAGGTGCTTACCTAGTAATCCAGATACTCGGGTAAGCATTGAGCGACCTAAACGGTAAGGGGCTGGAGATTGGAAATCCACACCTTGCTGGCCAAGTGTGCCAGTACGTGTAATCCAGATGTCACAAGCAACGGCCATAGCAGCTTCTCTGACTTCTGGAGTGGTGTCATAAAGAGTTGCTTGGCTTGTTAGCATTGCTCGCCCATTAGGGATAACATGGCGCTGAGTTATGTTGGCATTAGTTATAGCAGCCTCAAAAAATGAAACGCCATCCTCTTTACCTACGGCTGTCACAGTGCGTGATCCGTCAAAAGGTGCGCCACACTTGCTAACTGTTAATGCTTGACCAACTACAAAAGTATTGTCGTAGCAATAGAACCTAGCCACATTACTTGTAAGTGATACGCCCTTGATAGAGACATCATCAAAAGTTAAATAAGAAAGAATTATGTTTTCGGCGCTATCTGCAACAGATTGCACAATTGCATCAGCATAAATGTCACCAATACCAAGTACGGCTTTTAACTCGCTTAGTGTAATTAGTGCCATTTCTAATCCTTATCTATTGCAGTGTGTGGGGGGCACAGGGCCGCACCCCCCACACTTCTAACTAACTCTGACTTAGGTCAGGTTAAAGCGACGTACTCCACCGGCTGTAACAACCTCGATGGCCATGTAACCGTAAAGCATTGTTTCAATTTCGCCAGTTGTAACGACGTTTGTTGACAGCTGCAATACTGGGCTTTCGTAGATTGCAACAGATGATGGAACAACAATAAATGCTGATTCATCGATGGATGTTGAAACAGCCTTGTTGGATACATAAAGGTCTAGGCCCATTACGTTTCCGCGTAGTGACTGTGTACCAACTTCGCCAGCTGCGTTCTGTGGCTGTGATGCGCTGAAAATTGGTCGCTTGGATGAATCCTGTGCGCCAATTAGCAAACCCCACTGGGATGTGCCAGCGATGTAACGTGTAGCCAATTCGCCAGTTGCAAGGTATGCAGCCGGGCTTTCGGTCTTAACGAATGACACAATGCCATCAACATCTGCAGCAGTTGCAGTTGCCTGTGTTCCACCTGATGTTAATTCTGCAATTACTGCAGCTTCTGTTGCTTGAGCGTAAACACGGCGCATGTTATCCAACATGGCTGCGTAGAAGCTTGGATCTGCGCGGTCAAAAAGTTCTACCGAGTAACGCTGTAGTCCCTTGTAGGCCTTGACAGTTGCATCAACGTAAGAGCTGACAATACCTGTTTCGGATGGTCCAGCACCTTCGGCAGTTTCTGCAACGCTACCTGAAGTTGTGATCTTAGGTATCGAAACCGTCATGCCAGCGTTAGGCAATGCGCGTGTGCCAATGGCATCAATCGCGCCACGTGCGCCGATCTGGTTGTCTACAACCTGTGATACATACTGGATTGGCTTGAATGCTGGATTGGTTGTAAAGGAATCGTCAGCTGCATTTACGTGCTTTGCATCCTCTGCCTTTGCGTGTGCAATCCATTCTGCACTTTCATGGTTTCCGCGTTGAGCCTTGATTGAATGCTCTAAGAAATGTGCTTGAGTCTTAATTGGTGATCGAGGCTTGGTGTAAGCCACTGGTGCTGCAGCGTGAACAACAGCGGCTGCTGTTACTTCATCTGCAACTGGTGTTGTTACTTCGTCCACTGTTGTCTCCTGTGGTTCATCCTCGGCAGGGGTTTCTGCTTCGGTGGTTTCTGGGTTTTCCTCGGTAGCTGCTACCTCTAGGATTTGAGCATCTTTGAATGCTGGATTTGTTACATGTGCAACGGCTTCTAATACGGCTGATGCAACAACCATGACACCTTTTTCAATGGTGTATTCATTGACTTTGGCCTCGATGCTAAATGCCGGGCGCAATCCCTCTGTTGCTTCAATCAATGCGTCATTGCCAGCATTAGTTGGTGCAATCTTAAATGCCATTGAAATGCCTGCTGGGCTTACTTCAACACTGTCACCGATGCCACGTCCCAAGGGACGTGTTCTGTCATGTTCGGCATTAAGAATGATTTGGCTTGGATCAATGTCACCAAATGCGCCAAACTCAAAACGCACTGGACCAGCCGATGTATTTCCGCTCTTGCCAAACGGTACAACCAAGCCCCTGATGGTTCTGGTTTCAACTGATGCGGCTAAGACTTGGCCCTCAAAACTAAGTTGCATTTGCTTCATTTCCTCTCGGTGCTAATTCCATTTCCTCACGCGCTTCATCAACATTTATGATTCCAGCTGCAAGCATTTTTTCTAGGACTTCGATCTGTTCTAATGGGTTTCCACGTAGGTAATCATCTAGATCAAACTTCACAACCGAGCCACGTGGGGTTAGGTCATTCATAGATAACCTCTCGGAAATACAGGCCATGTAAGGCTTGAGTGAGAAATCAACTAGGCTTCGGCGCTCTTGGCTTACGTTGGAATAAGTAGCACTGGCTGATTCGGCGTTTATGTACCATGCCGGGATGTTACATAGTCGAGCAATTTCAGCAGCTGTGTTCAAGCGAGATTCAGTAAGTTGCATTTGCCCGGCATCGTAGCCAAAGGTAGTTACATCTAGTGGGCCAGATAAGTATGCAGTCGAGCGTTGTTGTCTAGCTAATTTCCATTGTGCCAATAGGCTTGACACTTGCTCTGGTGGTAGATCAACGCCAGTGTTCTTAATAACCATTGTTGGATTAGGTTCGGCAGCCATTCGGCTTACTGCCATTTCAAGTTCTAATGCAGTTCGGATTGTACGGCCACCACGATTTAGTAAGCCCTCATCTACACCACTAAACATGATTAATGAGCCAACGCCATTAGCAGGTAATAAGTTACCGTCTAAGTAAAAGCCATTTAGAATCTCATCAGTTTGTAAGTCAGTTGTGAAAGTTACTCGGGTTGGATCAATTCGGCGGCATGCTGTAGGTCGGCCATCCTCGGGGCTGACTTCAAGCACTAACCAAAACGCATGTCCCTTGAAGAGCAAATCTTCTACTGTCCAACACATCGTGATGATGCGTGGCAACGCTGGATCAGGTTGCTTAAGTAGTGGTCGGCCCTCAATCCTTGCGCCAGTTACTTCATTGTAAGAATGTAGGCCAAGTTCACCGATAGTTCCACAGATAATGTTTCTGGCTCTGGCCACAGCTGGTACTTGCATAGCATCGCCGCGGTTAATACCAAAGGCTTGGAATGGGCTGAAATTATCTTGGTAATAAGGTATTGCCAAATTTGCTTTGGCTTGTACATCTGATTTTTCTGGTGTCGTACCCAGTAAGAAATCAATAAATCCCATACTGCATTATCTCATAAATGTGTGACATTCAAGCATCTGTATAGCGTGTCGGAATGTGTGGGCTAGTGATAGGAGTGACTAGCCCACACATGGGGTACTGCCAAGTAGACCTTAAGCACTAATGATACTCACACTCTGTTGTGGCGCACAAGCATGCCCAGCTGCCATGACTAATGCCACTGCAGCTGTGATCGGTACTTGAGCAGCTCTACGCGCAATTCGCCATCCGCCATCTGATGCTGGACGTCTAGCACATGAGACTAAATGCTGATGAAGTGTTGGCTGTCCGGGATGAATGAATCTGCCTTGTTGCATTGCATTAAGTGTTTGATCGCAACTAATGGCAAAACCTGCTGATGCCCATGGTGTTGGTTCAGTTGCTATTCCAGCCTGTGCAAGTCTGGGCGCAATGTAGCCAGCAGTGTTTGGATCATAGGCAAATTTTCTAGGACGGTATCTACG